AGGGGAACGCTCCGCATATTGTAGATGGTTTTTTCATAATCGCTTATTGACATCAGGTTGCCATAAAGTTGCCATTGCCGTTGGCAGTCTCATCGATGTTAGTCATTATCAATTCCGTCTGCGTGGACTCATCCATCTCGGCATCAATGATACGTTGTATTTCTGATGATAGCTTAGGCTCCAATTGTTCCATCAGTTTCCTTAAATGGGCATTGACAAACGTTGGTGACTTGTCTCCCATCAGCTTACGAACTTCCAACCCGTTTTCAAGTGCCATCTGCACGGGGTTAGTCTGGAAATCGTCAGGATAATCCACCTCATAATCCGTTTCAGTATTCATCCATCTATCAAATAATCGTGCCATCTTGGTTTCCGTGGCTTCCAATGTTCGGCTGAACCGTACAAGCACCTGATTAAGCTGATGGAAATCGTATTGCTTGGCTACCCCACTTTGCTCTGCCAGTTCACGAAACTCCAAATGTGCCAACCTCAACATCTCCTTTACCAGATATTGGGAAGCGAACTCACGCATGAACGTGGCGGGATCAGTCGGAGGTGAAACATACTGCGGAGGTTGCGACCCTGCGGGGAACTGGTATACATTGGAAGATGAAATCACCTGTTCTTCCTCTTGCTGTATCCCTGCGCCTATAGGATCATCAGGAGTAGCCAGAAACGGGAATGCCTGCTTGGAAACGAATTCTTCTATATATGAGATCACATTGGTCAATAATCGGTTGATAGGAGCGATATCAGTCAATCTCGACATCCCTACAAACTCGTCAACAGGATTCTCTTTAAACTTAACACTGATAAAAGGCACAACACCTAGCCCATGCTCCCCCGATTCCTTGAGGTTGCCGTCAGAGTCATGCAAATACCATTCTGTGCGTGTCCAAGTACGGTACTGATAATTGTATGCCGAAGACTGTTCAACAAAAGGATCGACTTCAGCGTAATCCAATTCCCTTAATCGTACCCAGAGAAGCTGGTTGAATTTATCCATACGCCAGTTGGTAATATTTGGCGCATCATACCAAGTGCAGTAAGGGCGAATATCGGTAGCTTGCAAGTCAGCCATTGAAATGATATCCATATCTGATTGCGGCATATCCACTACCACGCCCACATGACCATAGACCATTGCAAAAGTAGCTACCTGTTCCATGAAAGTGTGCATATTGTGACCCTGATAATCAGCGTCCTCAATAAAGGCACGGTAAATTTCGTTCTCAGTGTTTCGGGCGATATTGGTTTCAATGCCGAAGATGAAGCTGGTATAGATATCGATAATGGGTCGACAATAGTTAATGTACGGACTGCGTTTCATCCGTGTATTAAAATCATCTTGGTTTTCCCGTGAATGACGAAACAAGTTCTTATTGGTAACGTACCTTCTGCCGCCCACATAAGACTGCTCAAAGAAATCCCAATCGGTGCTGTACTTCTCGTAGATATCGTTATAATCTGCTATCTGTTCGTATGCCATCTTAGCTCCATCCCGTTGGTAAGAATATCAGGCTGTTCCTGTTCCGTTCTTCACCCCGTTTGGTTTCCAGTAGATATTCAAATTTGTCTTTCTCTACTAACCTATATATACAATAATCAGGGTGGGTTATCACTGTCTTAGAAACAGTAAACAGCATATCATCGTAGCTAACCAGATCACGGTATTCCATATCAGTATCGCATCTGAGTTGAACCATGCGCCCAAAGTGAGGATCAACAATATCTTTTTCTACCTGAGGTTCCTTCAAATCCCAAATGTAAAATGACCTTGGTATTCTCATTCATACCCCCCTGAGATAACTCCAAGTCGGTTTCTTGTTCTGCCCGTGAACAACAGCTTCAACAGCATAACGCATGGCATCCATCCCATGATCGTCACGCTTAACGGGCTGATCCTTAGCTGTATCGCCAGAGGTTGCCCATTCATAACCCGATAGTTCCTCCACTGTGGACTGAGGGCGTTTACGCTTGATTGCGCCACTGTCGTCTTTCAGTTTCCAATCAGGTTCAACTACCGTGTCCTTAACGAAAAAGATTTCATCATTAGCGATTTTCTCGTATGTATCTTGCACGCCTTTCCGCACATCCTTCAGAGCGGATAGAGTTAAAATGCCATGTTTGGCGAGGAAGATACGGTCACTGGCATCATGGTCAGAGACAGTGAAGCTGATAGGTTCCTCTTTAGGTTGGTTCTCATGGATCATGCGACAGAAATCCTCAATGCTGATATCAGAGAAATAAACCTCACGATACAACACCATAACACTGGTTTCGGGATAATATCTCCACCACTGGCATACATACGGGTTCAAACCGCCGAAATCTAGACAACGGAAATTAATGTATTCTCCCTCAAACGGTTCGTCAATCAAGTGTTTGTCAGGATCAAAACAGTTGTAGATAACACCCGCATATCCAACCCATTCACCGTCAACCAATCTGCGTTTCATAATGCCCGACATACGGTTAAGCCTAGCGATATATTCCTCTCCCAAATGAGGGTTCTCATAGGAATTGGTTGTCACACTGAATGTCTCGTCTGTAGGTGAACGAAAGAATTTGTCGTATAACCAATGGGTAGGGGAAGCTGGATTGCAAGCTGACCACATTTGCGGCTTGTTCACGATAGGCTGAGACAGCCGTGTTTGAATCATATTCCAATCGCTTTCTTCAAACTCATGCACCTCATCCAAGAATGCCGCTCCCAGTTCCAATGATCCGATTTTGGTTTCCTTGTCCATACCGAAAAAGATTATTTCGCTACCGTTATACAGAATCAGTTTCATATCAGATTTGCGATATGTCTTCACAATGCCCGAATCCTCAGTATCTTCAATTGATCCCCACCCAATGACATCCACCAGCAAGGTGCGCAACGTGGTTTCTGCCAGTGTAGACCGCACCTTACGAAATACGCCACATCGTATACCAGCGTATTCAATAGCCGTCTGATACAGCTTCTCCATTAAAGCACGGCTTTTTCCCGCCCTTACAGCCCCAGAATAAAGGTTCTCTGCCTTATCCGAACCCATGAACTGTTGCTGTTTAGGCAAAGCATTAAAATACGGCTTCAGTAAGGTCGGCAGATTCCGTGTCTGTGGAAATCGATACTGATAAAACGTTGACATATTTCTCCGTTAATTCTTCTACACTGAAACTGGCACTCCCTGCTATTGCCAAACAGAGGGCTTCGCTACGGGAACGTCCAGATTCGTTGCTTATTCGATCCAGTTCGGCATTCACCATCTCCAGCATCATTTCTGAATCGAAGTATAATTTCAATTCCTGTTCGCCCTTATGATCCAACCCCAATTCGGGATCAGGTTCCCTGTCAAACTGCGCCCAATCGAAGTCGAGCATATTTTCTAGGTTCTTCATTTCTTCTTGCGTTTCTGGCATGAAGGAAGCCAGTTCCTCTATACCATATTCTGGCAACACGATTTCCCGAAACAGTTCGCCATAGGCAAACAGGTCATCCTCAAACCATTGATGATTTCTACGTCTGGCTATAGTCACGGCTTGGGCTAGGGAAATGTCTCCGAAATTCTCACAAGGCACCTTCTCCCACGCCAACTCAAAGACTGCTTCATAACGGTGGTTGCCATCAATAACCTCAAACTTGTTCCCCTCAAGTTCCCTGACAGCCAGAACACCAGCCGACTTATCCCTGCTGATACTTTGGCATAGTTTGTCCAGCAACTCAGGGGTAGCATCCGATTTATAATTCCAATCGGCTTTGACCAAATCCTTGATATCCAGTTCCACCAATTGTGTTGCAGACTTATTCATCCCAAGTCACCCCCCGTTTCTCCCACAATTCAGTGATTCTGTCTTGCCATTTGGTATACTTGACAACATTAACCCAATTCAGCCTGTTTATAGGACGGTCAATCCTATGGGTGGTATCGTTGAAGAACTCCCTGATATCATCATTGTCGATGCGAGAACCAAACGTCTCGTTGTTACCACCCACGAACCTCTGGTTAGAATAACCTATCACCCTCCCGTATATTTCGCCAATCTTGTAACTGATAGAATCACAAGAATAGAAAGGGAACAATTCCATGCCCTTCATTGAACTGTACCCGAACCCATGCGTTTTTATCTCAGCACCCGTGTGCTTAAAGCACCCCGCCAGATATTTGCGTTTGGATTTCTCTGGTTGAGTGTTATCAGGGGAAAGCCCCACATAATCTGTCATCTGGCAATACTCTTTCAATATTTCAACGGGTTCGAATTGGTGGTAGACGGGCATGAATTTCAACCCTGTATCCATACACTTGTGAAAATTAGTTATGCTCACCTTGCACGCTTCCTTCACTTGTTTCACCGTGGGTCTGCCTTTGCCATAAATACCCGGAATCTGGTCTAAAGAGATATAGACTTTAGACTTGCAGGGAACAGTGTTTTCCAAATGGAAACAGAAATCAATATAATTGTCCAAGTCAATATGCTTACCTTTTCTCCATACGCTGAAAGCTCCCGAATCGATCATCCAATTCACGTTGGTATAATCGTATTTATCAGGCATCTTTTGGTACATCGCATAGGATGCCAACAGGTTCTTGACCACCCCCGTGCGTATCAAATCGGATAATATCTCAGGTATATACCCTTCGAATGGTGACGAGAAATAATATCTCATGGCATAAGCTGTAGATGCCCTTCCGTGCAAACGGTATCGAATCCACCCCTAGTATTATAGACAGTCTGAACTTTCACTTTCTGTGTTCCAAGAAGATTAACCATATCCCTGTGAATACGCTTGGTCACCGCTTCTTGGTAGATGCCCACATTGCGAAAGCTCTGCATATAATATTTCAGAGACTTCAACTCGAAACACTTGCCACCCTCTGGATAATATTCAATCGTCAGCATACCTATATCAGGCAACCCAGAGAAAGGGCAGACAGCCGAGAATTCTTCCGTGCTTGTTTGTATTCTCTGCTGTGGCGAATCGAAATCAAATGTCTGCAAAGCCGCAGTGTCAATTTCACTCTCTGGCAAGAAATCGTATTGGTTGCCTTCAGCCATTATTTCCATTCAGAC